CAACTATTGTAACAGCTTTCATCCTTGGTGTTGGGGGTGTTGGTTACAGTTGGGCTGATTGGGTCACAAAGACTCTAATCGCTGTAGATAAACGAACAGAGGTCATGGCCTCACAGATTGATTTCATGAAAACGCAAATGGAGATACGATATGGCAATGTCCAGGGCACAGATGCGACAACAAATTTCGAAGCCGCCTCAAAAGAGTAAGCGCACACCAAAAGGTTTAACTTACTACAAAAATGGTGGGAAGGTTTCTGCCAAATCTAAAGGTAGTAAGATATGTCCAGAGGGTAAAGCTTGGGCAAAAAGAACCTTTGATACATATCCATCAGCGTATGCAAATCTAGCTGCATCAAAATACTGCAAAGATCCCAACTATGCTAAAAAGTCCAAAGGTGGTAAACGAAAGGGCAGATAGATGGGGGAACTAAAAAAATGGTTGAAACAAGATTGGGTTAGGATTGGCTCTGATGGTAGCATAAAAGGAAAATGTGGCACATCTAAAAATAAAAAGAGTCCTGATAGATGTTTACCAAGAGCAAAAGCAGAAAGTCTTTCCAAAGCAGAACGAAAGAAAACTGCTCAGAAGAAAAAACGAGAAGGTAAAAAAGGTAAGACTGTCGTTAAGAATACGAAAGCAGCAGAAGTTAAGTTTGCTAAAAATGGGGGTGAAATAAAAACAACTAAGCCAAAAAGACCTTTTAAAGGTAAATCTAAAAAAGGTACAGCAGTGGCTAAAGGTTGCGGGGCGATCATGCCTGATCGTCGTAAAAGAACTAAGGGTGCCGTTAGACAGTTTTAAAGGAGAACTCACATGGCTATGAAGAAAAAAGGCTATCGTAACGGTGGCAAAATAAAACCCAAGGGAATGAAAAATGGCGGTAAGGTCAAGCCCAAGGGAATGAAAAACGGTGGCAAGGTCAAGCCCAAGGGAATGAAAAACGGTGGCAAGGTCAACGCTAAGGGATCAAATGCAGGTGGTCTTATGGCTCAAGGGATGAAGCCTGTAAGGATCTTCTAACTAGAATGCCTTATCTACAAAGTAACATCCCTTACTTCAAAGCATGGGTTCGTCGTGAATACACTCATAATCATGAACAGTATCACGGCGAATTTTTACATGCTATGGTTGTTGCTGTAACCACAATTCCAAATCGGTCTCTTAGTTTTCAAGTTATCTTTACTGGTTGTGAAGCAGAAGGTGAAGAAGAAGACACTGTTCATGGTGGTGCAATGTGGGCAAGAATGCCTATTACAGCACTGGTTGCAGATATTCCACTAGAAGAGTGGCCTGAACCTATGGCAACACATGATGCGCAGCCTTGGGACTGCTCTTCACATCATCATGCAGTATATACATTAGACAGAGCTACACCATGTCCTTGGTTAGCCAAAATAAACGGTGAGATGTTTCCCGCTAAGTATTTGTTCACTGTAGACTATACCAACAGCGAGATTGCAGATGATCCGGCACAACACAAACAAAGCCATGTGATGCAGTTGTTGGACGCAGGAGAGTGGACAGGAAACATAGTAGCATTACCAAATAATCGAGTGAGGGTGACACATCCTGCTTGGTTTGCAGTGGGTGAGGGTGCACCAGACTTCAGACCTTCACAACATATACACTATTCAAAAAGTGATTTAGACTATACACTAGATGTGAATAGAGTGTTTGATAACCTTTATAATCAGGAGGATGACGATGGATAACTCTGAGAAGAAAGCTCCCAATGAAGGAATAAAAGCATTGAGAGAGCAGGCCAAAACAAATCCTAATGCTCAAAAGGCATTGGATAACATAGGGTATAAAAACGGTGGTGCAGTCGTAGTTAAGACGAACCAGAAACCACATATGAGTTGATGCAATGACAACATCAGGATCAAGAGACTTCAACCTCGATGTAGCAGAGGTAATTGAGGAAGCATACGAGAGATGCGGATTAGAGGTTCGCACAGGCTACGACGCTAAAACGGCACGTAGGTCTATGAACCTGATGTTTGCAGACTGGGCTAATCGAGGTCTTAACTTGTGGACAGTAAAAGAAGCAAACTTTACTGTCACACAAGGCACCTCTTCTTATAGTTTAGCTGCTGATGTGGTTGATGTATTGGATGTTGTAATTAGACGTAATAGCACAGACTTTGAAGTTCAGCGAATAAGTCGTAGCGATTATGCAACACTTCCAAACAAGTCAACGCAAGGAAGACCTAGTCAGTATTATTTAGACAGGCAGATTACTCCTGTGATGTATTTGTGGTCTACTCCAGAAAACTCTACGGATCAGGTCCGTTATTATTATGTTCGTAGGATAGAAGATGCAGACACTCTTGTTAATACTACTGATATGCCTTTTCGTTTTTTTCCTTGTATGGTGGCGGGGTTAGCTTACTACGTTTCAATGAAACGAGCGCCAGATCGTATTCAGATGTTGAAGACGGTATATGAAGAAGAGTTCCAACGTGCAGCGGACGAGGATCAAGGTAGGACACCTTTGAAGTTGCAGCCTAACTTGAGTTATCTGAGGGTGTAATGTCTTACGCTAGTGGTAGACATGCTTTTGGTATATCTGATCGGTCAGGTCGCCGTTATCGTCTTCGTGAGATGAAGACAGAGTGGACTGGCGCAAAGGTTGGTCCTGATGAGTTTGAGCCAAAGCATCCACAGTTGTTTCCGCCAAGAGCGTTCCCAGATCCACAAGCACTACGTGGTCCCAGACCAGAAACAGAGTTACCAGAACAAAGATCTATACAGCACGGATATAATCCTGTTGGTTTTAGAGACATACCCGGAATAACACCACCAAATAATCTGGTCGCAGAGGGTGGAGTAGGAACAGTAACAATAACTATTTCTGATACTGGTAATGAAGCGGTTAATCCAACAGGAGTCTCTGCAACAGGACAAGTTGGTTCTATTGCTTTTGCACCGAAGTTTGACAGCACATCCATTACGTTAGACTCAACATCAGATACATTTGACGAGGGATAAAATATGGCAAAACAAACAGTGGGTATTGGCTCATCTGCAAACGACGGGACAGGAGATACTCTTCGTGCGGGTGCAGATAAAATTAATGACAACTTCAATGAGGTGTATGCTGCTCTTGGAAATGGCACAACTCTTACTGATATAATAGATTCAAATGGATTGTTTGATGTAAGCTCTGGTGCAAACAAAATTGTTTTTTACTATGCGGCTTTGAGTGATCTTCCAAGCGCGTCAACATACCATGGTGCTGTGGCGCATGTGCACGCGACTGGAGGACTGTATTTCGCGCACGGAGGGGTGTGGATTCGACTTAATGATGAGACAACTGGCCCTGTTACTAAGTATACAGCAGGGACAAATGGGTCATCTGCGTATACATTCACTGGCCCTGGAGCCACGTCGGGTAACAACCCAAACTTTACTTTCTATAAAGGTCATACTTATCTCATAGACAATACAGCAAACGTAGGAAGTCATCCTTTAAAAATAAGAACATCATCAGGCGGTTCTGATTTTACAACAGGTGTTACAGAAAATTACAATTCTACAACAGGACTAACCCAGTTCATTGTACCTCATGAACCAACGGACACTTCTTTAGTGTATCAATGTAGCAATCATAGTAGTATGGTAGGGAATATAACAATAGTGTGATGACATGAGCTTTACATACGATCAACTTAAAACAGCTATTCAAGATTATACTGAGAATGATGAGACTTCTTTCGTAACAAATCTTCCGTTGTTTATACGAATAGCTGAAGAACGAATACTCAAAAACGTGCAGCTTAGTTTGTTTCGTAAGAATGCAACAGCATCTACAACGGCTAGTAATAAGTTTCTTGCTTGTCCTAGTGATTTCCTAGCTCCGTTTTCTCTTAGCCTTGCAGGGACAGATGGAGACAAGTTCTTTATAGACTTTAAAGATCCAAGTTTTATACAAACATACACTCCAGACGCCACAACCACGGGATCTCCTCGATACTACGCTGTTTTTGATGTGGATAATTTTATACTGGCTCCAACTCCAAACACCACGTTCACCGCAGAGCTTCATTATTTCTATCGACCTGCAAGTTTGACTGCCGGATCTGGTAGTGGGACTACTTGGTTAAGTGAAAATGCTGAAATGTCTATGTTGTACGGAGCATTAATCGAAGCGTATATATACATGAAAGGTGAACAGGACGTTATGAATATGTATAATAAACGCTTTCAAGAATCTTTAATTGGCCTTAAACAGTTGGGCGAAGCAAAAGAAACTACGGACGAATACCGAAGAGGTAAAGTTCTTAGGGAGAAGACTTGATGTTTAAAATAGATATAACCGTACCAAAAGACGAGCCTGTTGTTGGGGTTAGGACAACAGATAACAGAGGTTTTACACCTGAAGAATTAGCGCAGCAATGCGTAGAAAAAGTAATTTCGGTCTCTGATACCGCCCATCCTGGGATAAGAGATCAAGCTCGTGCTTTCTCAAAGCACGTTGAAAAGCTCGTCGAATACTATATGAGACAGGCTATTCGTAGTGACCGCACCACTGTATGCAATGCAATAAAAGATGCAGGTCATCCCCAACTGGCTGAACTTATAAGGAGACTTTGACATGGCCTTTACTGGAAACGCAATGTGTACTTCTTTCAAGAAAGAACTTCTTGAAGGCAAACACGATTTTACTAACGGGCAAGACGTTTATAAGCTTGCTTTGTATACTAACAGTGCTTCATTCACTGCTGCTACTACAGCATACACTTCATCAAACGAAGTAAGTAACTCTGGTTCGTATACTGCGGGTGGAGGAGCGTTGACAAACGTGACACCGACAACCTCTGGTACTACTGCTCTAACGGATTTTGCAGACAAAACGTATACTTCTGCAACAATCACTGCTCGTGGTGCATTGATTTACAATACACAAGCAGGTGGTGGATCTGGCACAACAAACACTGTGGTTGTTCTAGACTTTGGATCTGATAAGTCTTCTACATCTGGCGACTTTCAGATTGTGTTTCCAACGGCTGACGCATCTAACGCGATTATCCGTATAGCGTAAGGCTTTCGCTATGACCATCATCAACGGTTGGGGTCGTGGGACATGGAGTGAGGGCGCTTGGGGTCAAGCTGTTCCTGTTCGTGTTGGTCACACTCTCAACGGTTGGGGTGAAGAAGGGTTTGGTGTAACCGCTTGGGGCGGTGAAAAATCTACTATTGGAGCAATGCAGGGGCAGGTTGGCACTGCTGTTGTTCGAGAAGACATATCTGTATCTGTTACAGGATTGGCTGCAACTTCAGGTCTTGGTAGTGTTACGGTTCAGGGTAACAACAGCGTTGATCTTACAGGTATAGCTGCCACAGGTGGCGTTGGTGACGTAAGTCTTGTGACAGAACAAAATGTTCCAGTTACAGGATTACAAGGACAAGGCTTTGTAGGCACTGCTACTGTTGTTCAGGGTGGTGGCGTTGTTGTAACCATAACAGGTGTATCTGCAACATCTGCGGTTGGATCTGGCACAAGCATTATAATTGGCGTTAATGTGCCGCCGACAGGTATCGCAGCCACGGGTGGTGTAGGCTCTGTTACAATTAGTGAGGGTGTTGGTGTTGATGTTACACCGACAGGTATTTCGGCTACAGGCGGCGTTACAGAACCAACTGTTTCAGGTGACGCATCAAATATAGCGGTCACGGGTATTGCTGCAACTGCATCCGTTGGAACGGTTACACTAAATACATTTCAAAGAGTTCCTGTGTTTGCAGGAGACATAACTGCAACAGGTCAAGTTGGTAGTGTAACAATCGTTGCACCATCCTCTGTAACTGTTACAGGTTTAAGCACTAGCGCAACTGTAGGATCTGTGTTAGTTTACGGTAATATAATTCCTGCTCCAGGCACAAGTTGGACAGGTGTTTCTCCAAATCCGGGTAGCACATGGACGGAGGAGCAGCCTAATCCAAACACAACTTGGACAGAAATAGCAGCGTAAAGGTAGGGAAAAATGGCAACCTATACAACAAATGGCGGTATCAAAAAGATTGCGACAGGTGATGAATCTGGAACATGGGGTACGTCAACTAATACAAACTTTGATATTATTGACCGCTTGGCGGTAGGTGTTGGAGATGTTACACTCTCAGGAACAACACACACACTGACTACATCAGACGGTTCTACCTCAGATGGTCAGTACCATGTTCTTGTATTAGGTGGCTCACCTTCTGGCACAAATACGATTACAATTAGTCCGAATGATACAAAAAGATTGTATCTTGTAAAGAATAACTCAGGTCAGACAGCCACATTCTCTCAAGGATCTGGTGCAAACGTAAGTGTAACAAACGGCAAGTCTGCAATTATATACGCTGATGGCGCAGGCTCTGGCGCAGCGGTGGTGGATCTTACATCTACGTTTGCTTCTGTGCCTGTTACAGGTGGCTTGTTAGCTGCAAACAACCTGTCAGATGTGGCAAGTGCATCGACAGCAAGAACAAATTTAGGGGTTGCGATTGGGTCAAACGTATTGGCATATGACGCAAACCTACAGTCTTTTGTAACGGCTCTTACCCTCCCGACATCAGATGGGACAAATGGGCAAGCGTTGGTTACAAATGGTAGTGGTACTGTTAGTTTTGGCAGTGCTGGAATTGGAACTGGTAAAGCCATAGCTATGGCTATTGTTTTTGGTTAAAGGAGGCTAAGATATGGCTGCACCGAATATTGTAAATGTAAGCTCAATACTAGGAAAAACCGCAGTGGTTGCATTGAGTTCAACATCACAGACTACACTTCTAAGTAACGCAGCATCGAGTGATGATGTTCTAAAAGTAAACATGATCCAAGTTGCTAACGTAGATGGCACAAATGCTTGTGATATAACTATAGATGTACACAGCGCAGCGTCAGGCGGCGGCACAGCGTATTCGCTTGTTGCAACTGTATCTGTTCCTGCTGACGCATCATTGATTGTGTTGGACAAGAGCACCGCAATTTATCTTGAAGAGAATACTTCGATAACTGCAACTGCG